GGCGAACAAGCGTGTGGTCGTTTGCGCACGACCGCCTAGGCTCGGTGCGTGCCACGACCGCGAACTGGAACAGGCGGCGGCCGCAAGGCCCAACCGATTGAGAAGAAGCGAAGGTCTGGTGCACGCATTCGGAACGGTTTGGCTGCGATGCCGGTGCCTGAGTTCGCCCTGGCGACCATCAACCTCACCGATGTGCCACCAGCACCAGCCACCCTGGGTGAGTGTGGCAAGGCTTACTGGACGATGTTCTGGGATGCAGGCCGTCGGCATCTATCGGAGAAACATGACTCGGCTCTTGTCACCAAACTTTGTGCAGCCATTGAGCAGACGTCGCTCATCGAGCATTGGCAGGGTAGCGATGTGTCACGCTGGTTCTATGCGACGGCGAACGGGCAGTTGGTTACTCATCCGCTTATCAAGCAGAAGCAGGAACTCAACGCTCAGATCACAGCGTGGCTATCCTTGCTTGGGTTCACACCGTCTGACCGGGCTCGTCTCGGTCTCGCCGAGATAAGGGTCGCTAATGAGCTTGACAACTTCCGCCGTCGCAACACCAAGGTGGTCGACGCCGAAGAAGTATGACGTCACGGATGGTGGGCGAGTCAGTGACTTTGCTTCATCGTTCATGCATGTCTCCAAAGGGATACGTTCTGGCAACCCGCTGCTGCTAACTCCGTGGCAGGAGAACTTGTTGAACAGTCTCTATGAGCGTCGAGCGGATGGCATGTTGCGTTACAAGCGCAGCGTCATCGGGTTGGGTCGCAAGAACGGCAAGTCGCTGCTCGGGTCGCTAGTTGCGCTCTACGGCCTGATTGAGGGCGAGCATGGAGCCGAGGTCTATTCAGCTGCCGGTGACCGACGCCAGGCGCGTGTCGTGTTTGATGAAGCCAAGTGGCAGGTTCAGCAGTCGCCCGCGTTGGCTGGTATCTGCAAGGTGTACCGGGATGTGATTGAGGTGCCGTCTACGCACAGCATCTACCGAGTGTTGTCGAGTGATGCCAAACTCCAGCAAGGGTTGAACCCTTCGACGGTGGTGTTTGATGAGTTGCATGTGCAGCCGAACTCGGAGTTGTGGGATGCGTTGACCCTCGGGTCTGGTGCTCGTCGTGACCCGCAGATTGTTGCCATCACAACCGCAGGGTTTGACATGTCGAGCATCTGTGGAACTTTGTATTCGTACGGCCAAAAGGTGTGTCGTGGCGAGATTGAGGATGAGGCGTTCGGGTTCTGGTGGTGGGAAGCAGCGGAGGGTTGTGACTTGGGTGATCGTGGGGCGTGGTTGGAGGCGAACCCGAATCTGGCTGAGGGTTTGCTTGACCCGGAGGACATGGAGATTGCGGTGCGTCAGACCAGCGAAATCAGTGTGCGTCGTTATCGACTGAACCAGTGGGTTCGTACGGCAGCCGACTCGTGGTTGCCGCAGGGTGCGTGGGAGTTGTGTCGTGGTGATGTCGACTTGGTGCCGGGTGCGGCGACGTGGATTGGTGTGGACATGGCGTTGAAGCGGGACACGACTGCGGCTGTTGCAGTTCAGCATGTTGACGGCAAGATTGTGGCGAAGGCCAAGATTTGGTTGCCTGATGCTGGGGTGATGGATGTGGCTGCGGTGGAGTCGCATCTGATGGAGATGGCGCAGCTCTACGATGTGCAAGAGGTCGCGTATGACCCGGCGTTCTTTCAGCGTTCGGCGGAGGCGTTGGCTGAGCAGGGTATGCCGATGGTCGAGTTCCCGCAGTCACCGCAACGCATGATTCCTGCGTGCGGGCATCTGTACGAGACCATCGTGAATCAGAAACTTGTGCATGATGGCAACCCAATCTTTTCGGATCAGGTGTTGTCGGCGGCGCAACGTGTCAAGGACAACGGTTGGACTTTGAGCAAAGGTAAATCGAAACGCAAGATTGACGCAGTCATCGCGTTGGCGATGGCTGTTGACCGGGCGACCACAACTCCTGACGTCGGGCCTGAGCCTGGGTTTTTTGCGGTGTGACTAGGCTTCATCGTCTAACCTAGGAGGGACAATGATTCTCACATTGGAGCTGATCGGATTGGTGTGCATAGTGGTCGCAGGTGCTTTGGTTCATCCGGCGTTGGGTGTGTTCGTGTTGGGTGTCTCTTGTTTCGCTGCTGCCTACGGTTACGCCCGAACGAAGGTCGCTAAGAAATGATTGTTGAACGTTTCACGAAGTCTGCCGAAGAAGAGCGGGCCATCTCGTTCCAATCGTTGTTTGCGCTTGGTGACGGCTACACGTTCACGACGAACTCGGGCACCTACGTCACGCAAGATGACTCACTCAAAATCGGAACGGTGTACGCATGTGTGCGTCTGATTGCCGACACGATTGCCAGCCTGCCAGTTGATTCGTACATCCGCCAGGATGGTGTCCGGTTGCAGTATCGACCGCGACCTGTTTGGCTTGACTCTCCCGACATTGGTGTCACCAAGGACGACCACTTCCAGCAGGTTCTTGTTTCGTTGCTGTTGAACGGCAACTCGTTCACCCGTATCATCCGCGACGAAGAAGGCGAAGTGCTCGCCTTGTCGGTGTTGAACCCACAGTTCACCGAAGTCCGTCGTGATGCGAACGGCCGACTGTTCTACGTCTACTCGGCCCGCGACCGCATCGAAGACGTGGACATGATCCACGTCAAAGACCTATGCCTGCCAGGTGAGTTGCGTGGCAAGTCCCGCATCGACCTAGTCAAAGAGAACCTTGGTCTCGCACGCGCACTCGAAGAGTTCGCTGCACGATTCTTCGGTCAAGGTTCGCAGACCTCTGGCATCATCCAGTTCCCTGGCAACCTGTCGCGTGAGCAAGCCAAGAATCTTGTTGACGCCTTCGAGGATGGCCACAAAGGGTTACGTCGTTCGCATCGCCCAGGCATCTTGTTTGGTGGTGCCACGTTTGAAAAGACTGGTGTGAACCCGAACGAGTCGCAGTTCATTGAGTCACGACAGTTTGCGGTTGAGGAGATTGCTCGAATCTTCCGTGTGCCACCGTCGATGATTGGTGTCACGACACCGGGTGCGCAATCGTATGCTTCGGTGGAAGCAAACCAGTTGCACTTCTTGCAGCATTCGTTGGCCCCATACTTGTCCAAGATTGAATCCGAATACAGCGTGCTGTTGGCTGGTCGTGCGTTCATCAGGTTCACGGTCGCAGGTTTGTTGCGTGGCGACATCGCTGCCCGTAACGCTTCGTATGCGCAAGGGTTGAACAATGGCTACATGTCGGTCAACGATGTGCGCCGTCTTGAGGACATGTCACCGATTACAGGTGGCGACGTGTACCGAGTTCCACTCACCAACATCGACATCAACGCAGCGAACCTTGCCGACATGGATCGCAAGTCTGCAATCGTTCAACGACTCGTCGCATCAGGCTTCCAACCTGCTGCCGTGTTGAAGGCTCTTGACATGCCTGAGATTGAACACACGGGTGTGCCAACTTCGGCATTGCAACCCGTGGCTTCCATCAACCCAATCGCCCCGGCAACGGTCTACGACGCTGGCACTCGTGAACTGAACTTGAACATGCCTGAACAAATCTTCCATGTGTCAACACCGAACGTGCATGTTGATGCACCAATCGTCAACGTGCCAGAGACCGTCGTGAACGTGAAGATGCCTGAACAGCGGACCGTTGTTCGTACGGTTGAGCGTGACGCCGATGGTCGAATCCTGCACATCACCGAAAGGGTTGACGACTAATGGCAACGGGTATCAGCTCCTACTTGGCCGACCAATGGCTTGATGCTTTGGGCAACAACGACACTTTCGCTGTCGCGGCCGTGTATGTAAAACTTCATGTTGGTGATCCAGGTGCAGCGGCAACCGCAAACGCAGCAACGGAAACCACTCGCAAGGAAGCGTCGTTCTCCGCAGCATCGGCGGGCACGCTCACATCTGATGCCGCACTTACCTGGACGAACATCGCCGGTTCGCAAGACGCAACATTCTTCTCAGCATGGGACAACGTCTCAGCAGGAAACTTCTTGTTCTCTGGAACGGTAACTGCGAACGCTTACACGGCAGGCGACACGTTCACGATTTCGTCGGGTGCGCTCACTGTCTCGCTGACCGTCGCTTCCTAAGTAGGCAACCGTGACAACACGGTTCATACTCAACACCTCAGAACTTGACGACGCTGACGTCGGCCTTGACGGTCCGTCACCTGCGTTCGTTCTCGATACCTCAACGCTTGACGGTGACGGCAAACTAGACGGCTTCACGTTCACGACCACGGCCACGGCCGCTGGTGCCCTGGGTGGTTTGACGGCAACGGCAACTGGCACGGTCGTGCCGGTCGTGACTGCCACAGCGCAAGCGTCGCTGGGTGAGTTGTTCGCTGAGGTCAGCGGGGTTGAGATTCAGGTTGAAGGTGACGCTTCGGCTGCGTTAGGTGGGTTGACTGCTGCTGCGGTAGGTGTTGTCACAATCATCGCATCGGCATCTGCCAGCCTCGGAGCGGCGACATCGAGCGCAACTGGCACGGTGACACACCCTGCTTCTGCCCAGTCGTCGCTGGGTGGTTTGACTGCTGCGGCCACCGGGTCGGTGACACCGTTCGGCTCGATGACTGCCGAGCTTGGTCCGATGGTTGCTACTGCGGTGGGAACGGTTACTCCGCAACCTCAGCCTGATGCGGGTGGCGGTGGCGAAC